GTGGAAAGCTGTTCTATGGCCCTGAATAAATTTACCATCACAAAATACGCGTAGATTCCGGTGGTCAGCGAAACAGACCGATTGGCTAAAAAACTTTTCACAAGTAAGGTAGTGAACTCTTTTAAATATTATCCAACTTATTTTAAACCTTTATTGGACGACCCGAATACAGATGCGAAAAGCGGACTGGAGATCTATTTTGACACCGATGACAGGGAAAACTCAGTGATATCCACCTATCCTACAAAATTGGTCGCTTATGACAGTACCAAGGCAACTTTTTCCATCAATGACGAGGTGGGTAAATGGGAAGATGTGAGCTTTACGGAATTCCGAGGAAACCACGAAGATTGCCATAAAAAAGGGGATGACATCGTGTCTACAGGAAGGTTCGGAAGCACCGCTGGCGCATACTCAAACGGAGGGGAAGAATTTGAATATGAATTCCAGAAAGCCGATGCCACCAAAAGAAACGAGCTCGGAAGCACAGAGACCGGACTGATCTCTTTATTTGTGGATGAATGCTACACTTTTGCAGGAAAATTTGACCAGTGGGGATACCCGATTGTTTTTAACCCCAAAGAGCCGATACTCAATGAGAACGGAAAAATTACGGAATTCGGATCCATCACCACATGGAAGGTTAAGGAAGAGGAAAAAAAGAAAGGACTGAAGACAGACCACAACAACTTTTTAAGACAGCACCCCAGAACCATACAGCACGCATTCAGAAGCGAGGGTGGAATGCACAACAATTTCGACATCGACAACCTTAACAACCACGCAGACTATCTGGAGGAGATGATAGACTACGACAGAGCGCAGATAGTAAAACGTGGAAATCTCGAATGGACGGGAGAAAAATTCAAGTCTAAGGTGAGATGGATACCAAACACCAAAGGGAAATTCCAGACCACTTGGATACCTTCGGAAGAATTTCAGAACAAAGCATCGGTAAGGGATTTCCACGGAAAAGCTACGATGATGCCCGATAACAATTTTATCGGAGCATTCGGGGTGGACAGTTACGACATCATAGGGGACACCATTGATAACAAAGGATCTGACGGATCCATCGTAGGATTTACCAAAATGAATATGATAGGAGCGCCTTCACAGTCATTTTTTCTGATTTATAAGGAAAGGCCTGAGAAACGCGATGACTTTTTTGACGATGTGATTATGGCTTGTCAGTTTTGGGGATTTTTCGCCCTTATAGAAAGCAACAAAGCAAGGCTTCTGGAATATATGTACGACAACGGATGTACCGGATACGCGATGAGAAGACAGGATAAAAAATGGAAAGACCTCTCCGATGCCGAGAAAATATGGGGAGGAATTCCGAGTTCTCAGCAAGTGGTAGAAGATCAGGCCAGCCTTCTTAAAGATTATATTGTGGACTATGTGGGACAGAATTTAGAGAATGACTGCAAGGTGTTTTTTCCTGAGCTTATTAAGGAATGGACAGCTTTTAACCTGAAGAAAAGAAAGGAATTCGATTTAGGTGTGGCTTCCGGAATGGCAAAGATGGGAGCGCAGTATGAAGTAAGGCAAAGAAAGGTCGTAAATATGAACCAGACAGGGGAATTGTCCTTTGCGTATTTCGGTGCTTAACCATTACCAACAGACAGATACGCAACGCAATAATTAAACTATTTTTACAACATCATGGCAGACTTACAATATACATTTCCTGATGACTCGGCTTCCAATTCGGAGAAGAGAACATTAGAGTTCGGCAAAAAAGTCGCACAGGCTATTGAACCTCAATGGTTTGGCGGACAACTATCAGACAGGCGGTTATGGATTGACACCATGCGCAGTTATTCCAGAGGAGAGCAGGATGTCCAGCAATACAAGGACACCATAGAGGGAAAGAGAGCGAACAGGGAAAACAGCAATATCGGAATCAGAACCCATAAAATAGACTACACACAACTTAAGGTGATGCCTACCTTTAAAGATATCCTTATAAATCAGATTGACGAGTCCGAATTCAAACCTCGCGCGGAAGCCATAGACATTACCGCGGTGAATGAGAAAAAAGACTATATGTCAAAACTCAACAACGATTATTACACATCGGACATCACAAATGTCATCTCTCAGGGAATGGGCGTGAACATCACTCCGGAAAATTTGCCTAAAAATGAAAGAGAACTCGAAGCTCGTAAACTGGAATTTAAACCTCGCATAGAAATAGCTCAGGAATTGGCCATAGAAAGCGTGATGAAACTTGAAAGGTTTGAAGCGATAAAAGACAAGATTGACGAGGATTTAGTAGACTTAGGTTTTGGTGTTGGAAGGCATTATACAGACTATAACGAGGGCATCAAACTGAAATACGTCGATCCTTACAATTACATACACAACGCATTCCAGATGGATGACGGAAGGGATATCAGATATCACGGAATCGTGGAAAGAGATACGATGGCCACACTTGAAAAAGAGGTCGGAGGCATTAGCGAAGCGAACAAAAAAATCATACGCGAATCGCTAGGGAAAACAAACAATGACAGTTCAAATACCGATGAGGGCGATGGAAATATACTGATTGAATATATGACTTTTGCTTATCTTTTGGGAGAGGAAAGGGTATTTAAAAAACTCAGAAAAAATAAATCTGTAAAGCTTATTGACAGGTCAGAGGACGGATACAGTCCTTTAAATGCTGATAAAAAACTCTCAATTCCTTATCAGGTTTGGTATGAAGGTGTTTATATTCCTGCTACAAAGACCATTTTGAAATGGGAAAAGATAGAAAATCAGGTGGAAGCAGATGTAAATAAACCGATACCTCCATTTATTGTATATGCGCCAAAAGTAAAAAGACTCTCAGAAAAAGGAAGGGTAAGATTTGACTCTATGGTGCAACGGGCAAAACCGATCATTGATGATTTGCACAGGGACTGGTATAAATTCCAGCAACTGAAAATGGAGCTAAGGCCAAACACCACAGAAATTGACGTAGACTCTTTGAATTCAGTGATGCTTAACGGGAAAAAAGTGGATCCTAAAGATTTGCTTGACCTGTTTTTCGGAAGAAGCTTGTTGCTTAAGAAAACACTGAATGATGACGGGGAACCTTTGCCAAGGGCGGTGACAGAAAGCGGAGGAGGAATTAACAATTCCGCCATACAATTCCTGTCAAACGAATTCGCAAACAACTACAACAGGCTGAGACAGCTTTTGGGTATCAACGAACTCAGGGACGGAACCACCACGCCAAACAGCAAGACAGCCGTAGGCGTGCAAAAATTACTGTTGGCTAGCTCTAACAATGCCACAAATCATATCGTAAATGCAAGTTTCAATATCTCTTTAAGATTTGCGGAAAGCATTTCCTACCGTCTGATAGACGTCTTGTCAACGCCTGCATTAAAAGACAGATATACATCCATTATAGGGACTGACAACGTGGACCTTTTAGATGTCATCAAAAAAATACCGATGCACAAATTCGGCATTTACTTTGATTTCCGTCCGGATGATGAAAACCGCGTGGCTTTTGAAAGCTCGCTGATAAATTCTTATACTCTTAAGGAGATTAACGTAGCGCAGTATAACAAAGCCAGACAGATACGCAACGATAAGAGCGCTATTAAATACCTTGAATATGTCATTGATGAAAATACAAGGATTGCTGAAGAAAACAAGCTGATAAACATTCAAGAAACAGCAAAGGCAAATGCGCAGATAAGCGTTATTACGGAGCAGACAAAACAACAAACGTTAACAATCGCTTGGGAAACAAAAAAACAGGAGTTGCTATTGAAAGCATCTTTGGATGATGAGAAAATGAAAAGGGAAGCTATGGTAAAAGAATTGTCGGCAATCAGCCAGCATGAGAGGGAAATGGAACTTAAAACTTTGGAAGTGGAAGGAAGAAAAATGATCGCAGGGCAGGCGGAGGATAGAAAAGACGAGAGGGTAAACCAAGCGGACACCAATGAATCCAAAAAGATTTACCAACGGCAAAACAAGACAGAGCCGATAAATTTCAACAACGACCTTGACAGCATATTCAAACAAAACCCATTACCGACAAAACTTTAATCTTTACGGATTATTGATTAGTTTTAACGAATTATA